AAGGAAGTTATAAAGACATGTAAGTGATGCTGATAAGCAACTTACGATGAAGGCTTTAATGATGTCTTTTTCATTTACACTTAAAAACTTGCTCATGATATTAACGATTAAATAATAAAAGTATGTAAGTCGCTAGGACTATCAAGAAGAACGGAATCCATAAGAAATCTAGCTCTTGTACCATTAGACTCATTTGTTATATAAAATCTTCTGATTAAGCTCCTCTCTTTCTTTTACTAACGCTCTAAGCATATCAATCTTATGTCATGAATCTAGTTCTAGTATCTGGATTTCACCATCTATCTCCTCTATCCTGTTTCTACGGATATGGTTTATCTCTTCCATATTACGGATTTCTTTTACTTTCATCATATTTTGTTAAGTAATAAACGGAGAGACATAGGAATCGAACCTATGAGGGCAATCACGTTGCAACGCTTGCTACACTCTTCCAGAACTCTATAGCGAGTTCATATCTCTCTTGTAAAGAAGGGAGACATACTCCCTCCAAGTAGTTAGTAGTTAGTGGTGGTTAGTAGTAATCTTCGTCTGGGTATTTAACCCAACTTTCTTCATGTGGAGGTACGAATACCGTACCGCTACATTGAGGACATACAACAATACTATAATGATGTAATATCCCGCATTTTGCACATAGTTTCATTTCTTTTGCATTTTGTTTATCATTTCTACAGCTTTTGCCACATCTTCTCTATTGCCTAGGAGCTGATAACATATAATAGAGCAGTTCTGTCTCATATCACAAGAGCATTCAATAAAGATACGCTCTCTAGACATAAAGTCTTCATCACTCATCAATGTACGTCCTGCAATAGATAGTTTGTTTTGCGTATAGCAATAAATCCTTACTTTTCTTGGTTCCATAATCTTTTGGTTTTTGTTTTTAATTATATATTGTGCCAGAATCGTAGTCTAATTCTGAGGTCAATAACTCAAATATATCGCTCTCTCAATCCATTATTATTTGTACAAAGTCATCAGAGAATACAGACATCAAATATCTTCTAATATTATTTCTATCCTTCTCAAAAGCTGGTATTCAACCCATCATTACCTTTTCATTTGTTTGTCGGATGATTAGTTTTTGCATCTTTATCTTGTAGTAGATAAAACAGATTCTCTCTCCATTTATTTACACAATCCTCTAAAACAAAACAACATCTATTTTCACATAATGGTGAGAAATCTAAATTCTTTCAGCAAGGTGTCTTGTCCATCTTATATTGGTTATATTATAAACTTTATTTTACTATTACCTTTGATACAATAGCACCAAATACAGATACTCATATTATACCTATTATACCTTTTACAACCCATTCTACCCATTTACTTGCAAACTTTCTTTCCAATCTCTCAAATTTCTCATCAACGCTTTTCATAAGAGCATCTATTTTAGCGTTTGTCTGGATTTGTCATTCTTTGATGTCTGTTATATCCTCCTGCATACGTGATATTTTTTCATTATGTAAAACAGATGATTGCTCATTTTTGTTAATCTCTTGCCTTATTTCTTTTAATTCTTGGGTTTGGATACAAGGAGTGGTCATAATTTACTATTTACTAAGCTAAAATACCAGGCGTATATTTTATGTTTGTTATCTTTGCTCACGTACTAGCTGATTGGAATATCATAACAGAAGATGTTGGATATAATGTACTAGTTATGGGATTTGTTCAAGAACCTCAAGCTGTAGATATTATAGTCCAGTTAGTATATACTCATCATTTGATGTATACAGTAAATACATTGTAAGCACTTCTAGTTACTCTAAATAAATACCAAGTATATGTTGCTACATAATTTGTTGTCGTTAGAAATAAGTCATTACCTGAAGCAAGATTCGCTGATTCTCTAAACCTTATTCTACCTGAACCATCAATAATGACTGAATAACCAGATACTCATCTCAATGTTGATTGGTCAGACTTGATTCATGTATTTATGAAAAAGAAAGATGGAGCTGATGCTGCTGCAGCATAATACATATCGAACTCCCAAGTACCATATGCTCATAGATTTGGCATACAAGCTGTAGAGTTAGCCAACTCTAAATAGTTATTAGAATCTTTTATTGGGTCTACAACTTCTTTAATCTCTACACCAGTTACCCTAAATGTTCATGCTCAACCTATATATAATCTAGTATTACCAGATGAAACTCAAATGACAACATAAGAGAATTTTTGCCAAGATGTTGTTAGTGTCTCTGTAGAGTTATATAGATTATTTTGACTTAATGTTGTATTACCTGATACAGATTTTGCCCAGAATGAATAACTATATTTCTTTGTAGAAGAAGTAGATGGATATGAGTTGAATAATCTCTGTGCTGCTCATCATGTAGGTGTTGTAGCTTCTGCACAGAATGTATAAGGAGTTCATGCTGGTCAATCAGCTACTATTGTTCCAGTCATTGTAGCATCTACTGACCATCATATACCAAATACTTTAGTAAGGTCATTATTTATAGATAGATTAGTCCTTGGTCTTGTTGTGTCTATCAAATATGCTCATGATACCTTTATTATTCATTCAGCATTTATTACTCAAACTTTATAATTAGAAAAATCTTCAACCAATACTGGTTTCATAAACGAGTTATGATAGTTTTTTACTTCTGTAGCTGTTATTGCTCTATTATAGTATCTTATATCCTTCATATATCATTTAAACCAAGATGCTGAATTCTGATATGACCCTATGTTTAGATTACCTGTATCTGCTACAGTACCTGTCTGTGCTGTCTGTGTACTAAATATTCAGTTTACATATATATTCATAAACGCTCAATCGTAAGTAAGTACTACAGTATTGAATGTGAATGCGTTTAGTGTTCATGTTGTAGTCACTGTCTTGATTGTTCATGTCTCTACTCTTCCTCAATAAGTTGCTCCAGATATACCACACGTGAAATATATATCTCAAGCTCATCTTGAAACCATCTGTGTATTTCAAGTATCTGACTTAACATATAGACATATAGAAAAAGGTCATCTATTGTCATCAGTAACCGCTATATTACTACTTGCTCCATTGAAATATAATCAATCTGCTGTAGGCAACACTTTAGTACAAGTACCATCATAAGCTGTTGGGTTATTAGCGTTTGCTGCTGAAGGAGGTGCTATGTTTATCGCCTTACCGTTGATTATTGTACCATTATATGCAGCAACTAGTCATGTGTATTTAGTTACCTGTATCTCGTCAATCTCTATCCATGAAGAAGCTCCAGTAGTTCATTGGAATAATAGGTTTCCTAATCATAATGTACCAGTACAATCAAATGCTATAGCATTACCAGTGTTTGCTGGAAGTGATATAATGACTGATGCATCTGATTTCACCTGCATAGCTCCACTACTTCTATATTTTCATGTTACTCTGAATGTTTCTCAAGCAGTAGATACTGTAGTCATTCTCAATGTAGTAAAATTCCCCACACTTCTTTGAGCGTTACCTGTGAATCCATTTCATGTAACAATACTATTACCTCAAACAGTACCTCAAGTTATATTGTCTGCTAATCAGTCAGCATTGCTATCTAAAAAATCTGTAGTACTTGGTCATCAAGCATTGGTTACTACTACTTGTGTATTTACTAACCCACTATTTAATGTCTCTGGTATGGTTTTTCTCTTTACTCTAGGTTTATTAACTGGTCATAAACTCAAATAAGCGTTATATAGTTTGTTTATGTCTCATCTACTTAATGTTGTATTGAATACTCTTATTCCTCACAAATATCATCCAGTAGGTGCATAATCATTGAGCGACCTATTACCTATAACAGCATTATTATATGATGCCTCTGTTGTTCATAGCGTATTAACTGTAGATATAAACTGTCCATTAGTATACATACTTGCTGATGCTCAGTTTCTAGTTATTACTACATGATTCCATTGTCATATTTTTATTTTAGTAGATGTCCATTCTGCCTGCTTATTAGCTCAATCATGTCAGTATAAGTTGAAAGCATCAACATTCTTATTGTATCTTAAAGTTAAACCAGAACCATGTAAAGAGTTACCATAGAATCCTTGGTCTAGTGTTCAAGATTTAACTAGAAACCATAATTCATAAGTCATTGTTGTAGTGTTCTTTACTTGGTTTGTGGCTAGATTTATTCTACCTGATACTGTAGGGAAATAGAATGCTCATCATTTTACGGTGTTGACTAAAGTAATCCCAGTTGCTGTTGGAATATATCAAGAGTTTGTTGTCTCTACAAGTCATTTATTTCATAGAAGCTCGAATACTTTAGCCATATTATTATACTATTGATAAAACAATATTCATGCACCATATGTCTCTGTTATCTCCGATAATGTCATAACTCTATTAGTTACTCTAGCACGTCATATATTTCATTTAAACCAGTAACTAGTCTCTTCTCATATCTTTAAATCCGTTCCAGTTCTCTGTGTTCATGTTATAGATACGTTTGCTCATATCTGGACTCAGTTGACATAGAATTTCATAAGTCAGTTAGTCCAATCAACAGTCATAGCACAATGGTATCGTTTATTGAATTCTAATACTTTTTCTGTAGATGTTGAGAATACTCATGATGCTGCGTTTCTTAAGTTAGCTCTAATTGATTTATAATAAGAAGCTCAATCTCATCCTCTGAAGTTTATTATAGCTCTTCTATCTCAATAAGACATTACACAGTTATATGCTGTTTGGTTATTGTTTATCCTTACCCAGCAATCCATAGTAAAATTACTCAGTTCACCAAGTGATGCATAAGTTAATACGCTTGATGTACCGTTATATATCCCATATCATCTAGCTAGTGTTACGTTAGCGTTAGTTAGTGTCTTTCACATAGAGTCATTGAATGTACCATTATATGGAGCTACATCAACTATAGTGTTTTTAGCTTGTATCTCTTTATATAGACTATTATTATAAAGTAGAGCAACTTCTGTAGCTGTAAGTGTTCAGTTATATATCTCTACTAATTCCATTGTACCATTAAAGTATTGGTTACTATTAGTTTGATGGTATCATAAACTAATTCAAACTGGTAACGCTGTAGTATTGTACATTCAAGTCACAACTATATCGCTTGTAACACCAGATACTACTGTTGTTGTAGCTACTCAGTTTACATAAGCAGCTCAATTTATAGATGAAATATATGATAATGTTCATCAACTAGTTATATATACATTATATCTCATGCTAGCCTCAACCATAGATATCAAATATATACTACCTGCACCTAGTGTTGGCTTACATCTTATTCTTACTGAAAATGTTTGATTAGTGAGGTTTTTTGTAAGACCTAATTTTTTAGTATAATTTATCCTACTATTGGTTCAGTTGAATGTAGCAATACCACTATTCATAACTATATTAGTTAGAGTCCCTCAATTCTTTGCTACAAGAAAATTGTTTCAGAATGTCTCACGAAACAATACCCTGCGGTCTGGATGGATAGGACTCTCTAGCATATGTTATTATTCTGATAAAATATCTTCTACAACTGGTAAGTTTGCTGTCCATATAGCGTTTACTATATCAACTAGTTCACCACCTATCATTATATCTCCAGATACTAAATATCTATTTACATCTACATATAGTTCATCCATAGCGTAGTATTTCTTTACTCCTATCATACCATTGATAAGTGTTTCCAAACTCTCTTGAGTTATCAAATCTCTCCAAGTAGTTGTAGGTTGTTCTGGTGTGATTATTGGCATTTATATATATTAAGAATTAAAGACTATCTAAGTTCTTTCCAGTTTACTGAACATCTTGTAGCACTAGAACCACCTATACCAGTAACCAATATTGTAAGTCTACCAAGCACTCTTGCTGCTCAAGCTACATCCAAAGTTATAGGATACTTGAAAGGAACAGTCATAGAAGCAGTACCTTTAGTACCGTTAGTTGAAGCTATATATCAAGAGTCAATAACCAATGCTGGAGTACCTGATGTAGTACCTGCTGTATTGAACTGCATACCTGAGTATGTAGCATTTACATCATTGAATGTTGTAGTCCCTGTTATTGTATCACCTAAACATACTTCATAATACACTGGACTGTTTCCAGTAACCAAGAACTCTATATTTTCTATAATAATCTTGCTTCTGTTAGCTATAGAGTTGAAAGTTGTTTTAGGTTGTAGACTCAATATATGTGTTCTCGCTCCACTAGCTGCTGTCGCTGTACCTTCTTGTGAGAAATGGAATCATTCGTTAGTATTTGTACCATTCTCTTGTTTTACTGTACTACATATGAAAGTCATGGTTGTAGATACCGTTCCAGTGCAGGTCATACCGCAACGTAAAGGAAGATTAGCTGTCTTCATATATGGGTTTGCAATAAGATTAGCATGTACGAATTGATGACAATACCATATTTTACCGTTGATATCGAACCCTACTCTTACTCTACCTACATACAATGCTTGTAAGTCTATAACTACAATAAGTGTTTTAGTTATATCTAGTGTGAGTTTACTAGGTCCTGTTCAATCCATCTTATCAATATTCCAAGCTGTTTGTACTACTGTCTGGTTACCTGTAGTAGTAGTTGAATATAATACGAATTGGTTTGTAGTACCATTATTCTGGAACTCTATACCTTCAGTACCGTCAGAGTATCAACAGAACTTCAATGTATTAGCAACTTGTGCTATGAAGTTGAATGTAGCAAAAATAAGCTGAGAATTACCAGATGTATATCTGAAATGTTCATAAGACTGCATATATGCTTTACCACCTGTAGGTGTAGAAGCAAACGTCATCAAAGCGTTTCTATTTGTAGCATCGTGTGCTATTGCCGCACCAGATTGAGCTGTTACTTGTTCAAATAACAACGGTTGTAAATCATATGTAAATTGGGAATCAAATAGAGAATGAGTTGTAGATGTTCTCAATCTACTAAACGCATCAAGATTTGGTCCATCAGCTATCCCTACGTTACCATAAACTTGTTCAGACATAATTATTATTTAGAAACTAAAACCCTTTACTTGTAACCGATAGATATACAGTATTTGTACCATCTACTGTAACAATCTTCCATCTCAATTTATATCCTGCTAAATCTCTCATTGATACCCTAATAGTACAGTTATTGAATGATGTATAACCACCTAATCCTGTTCTATATGTAGCATCTCCAGCTTCTACTTGTAACATCTCTGTAGAATCAGTCCATTTTACTGGTGTAGCTATAGTTTCGTCTGTTGTCTCAAGAGTAGCTGTAGCATCAATAAGCGATAACTGGAATACATGGTCTTTCATACCTTGATATAACCATCCTGTAGAATCTGGATAGTAGTATGTAGCAGCAGCTTTATTAGTTGTATTTTCCAATTCAATAGGTGTAACATACTGAGAGTTGGTAGGGTTAACAACTGTAGATTTGTTTGTATCTGTTGTTGGGTCCATACCTATCATATCATTTAGATATATCTCTATTACATCAGTATTAGCGAATACAGCTGTATTAGTATCATATTCTATTGTTATTACGTTAGAAGTGATAGATGTTATCCCTTTACTTGGTGAGTTAGCTTGTGTGATAATAACACCAGCAGTAAAATCTAAGATAGCACTTATCTTATTGATAGCAGCATCAGGGATAGTATACCCAGATACAGTTATTGTCTTTGCTACTTTATCGAGTGTAGCAGTCCCTCAGAAATTCGATAGTGTATAAGCCATGGTATATTATTATTAGTAAAACTCTACTATTCACTATAAACTAGATTTAAATTAGTTTCTTTTCTTTTTTTATGCTCTTCTATATATTGTTTTGCTACTTCTAAACTTACACAATCACACAGGGTTCGTCATTCCCATTGAACGACAAATCTTCAATCATCTCTTTCAAAAATAGCATAAGTAGGATATTCCATAGTTGTTTTATCAAAAAGCTAAAGCATAAAAGAAAGCGTTATCATCAACATTATCAGCATATTTCTTATCTATAATCTGATTATCTGACGATATAACCCTCGTTGATTGTAATAAAGGTACGCCATTGATTATGGTCTGTGGAGTGGTCTGGTCTAGCTTGAGGAAACCAGATCAAACAGCTGATCCATCAGCATTAACTACTACTAACCCGTTTTTTGTAGGGTCAGATAAAAGAGGCACTACAGAAGCCTGTATAGGATTTGTACTATCTCCATTACTTATCGCTTTTGATACTATCTCTTTTGCCATATGTTTGTTTATAAGTTAAATACTCGATCAATCACTATTGCAAATAACTACCCCGTTCTTTGTAGGATCATCTGTTGTTACAACAACAGTTACTTGTATAGGATTAGTTGTGTCTCAGTTAGATATAGCTATGCTTTCTGTTTCTTTAGCCATTTTTAAGTTGTTTATGTCGTAAATTCAATCTCTTTTCCTCTATAGAAAGATCTGCCTCTTTTATGTTTAGTACATACTCCTTATCTTCTAGCTCTTTTTCTTTATCTTTTATCTTTATCTCTCTATTATCTAATTGCTTCTCCTTTTTATCTATATTACATCATCTTTCTTGTATGTCTTTTTCTATCTTAGATAAATCTTTCTCCTTATTATCTATCAAAAATTTTATAGTATTGAATTTCTCAATCTCTTTTTTTATCTCACCATCAACTTTAGCTTTGTTTTTGATAGATTCTTGCTCTAATTTGATGGTTTTTTCTATGCGAGCTTCTATTTGTACGTTTGAAGATTTCAATGCCTTTAATTCATCCATAGAAGACGATAGGAACTGTGTTTTACTCTTTATTTCCTCTTTTTCTTCGTTTATCAACCTCAATTCGTTACTTATTTTATCGTTTTCTGCCTTTTTGTGGTTTTCAAACTCTACTTTATCTTTGTTGTATATATTTATTAATATGTCTAGCTCTTGTTTTTTTTTGATTTCTTCTTCTATCAATTTATTGATAGCTTCTTTCTTTTTTTTAAGGTCGATTGATATGATACTTTCTTGCTCTTGTTTCCATCTATCAAACTCTATCTTTTCTTTATCTAATGATTCTTGTTTGGTTTGTAATTCGCTAGATACTTCTTTACTTCTTTTTATCATAGCTTGCTCTTCCTTCTTCTTCTTCTCTATTTCGTCTACGATAAAATTATACTCAGATCTTAGATTAGGAAGTTCCAAAGTATATTTTTCGTATTCCTTAGCTAATTTGAATATTTCTTTATCCATATAGATAAATTAAGAATAAAGTTCCATTTTTACGTTAGCCGTACTACCTGATGCGTTACTTATAAATATATTAGAGATAGCTAACCCTTCTTCAATTCTAGTGAACTTTCTAGGGCTTTCTGTAGCTGTCATTACTATAGCAGGCATGTCTGTAGAATTGAATCTTATAGAGATTGTCTGATCTGTAACTATTCTCAAAAATCTAGCTTCTGTTACATTTAAGAACAATGTAGCGTTATTTGCTTTCATATCTCTATTAGTCTGACCTGTAGCTACTGTAGTGGTTACAGCGTCATATCTTGTGTTAAATGAATCGATAGTTGCCATTGTTTATATAATTAACAAATAAAACCTTCTGCGATAGCTCTTTCTTTAAGCTTTTCACCTTTAAGCAACCCGAATCCTCTTACTTTCTTTTCTTTGAGGAATTCTTTTGCTTTTACTTCGTCAAATTCTTTTACTTCTTCAACTACTTCTTCTTTTGGTTCTTCGATTACAACCTTCTTTTTGTTTTCGATTACTGGTTTCTTTTCAAACCATGTATTACCAATTATTTCTACCTTACTTTCCCAAGTTCTATCAGTATTTGTTTCTAGGTCTTGGAAATTACCCTCTTTGTTGATAAATTTGATAATCATTATTATAATGATAAAATATAAAAACTATGCTTTAGTTGGATAAATAGCAAAATAATATGGAGTACCTGATATATCTATTTCTACATTCAACGCTGTTCAACTCAATTCACTAGCAGGAGAAAACTTAAGGTTTTTTAATACTATTCATGTAGAGCCTGTTCATTTTCAGGCAATAATAGCACTAGCATTTAAATTTACTATTGGTGTGTCTACATCCACTCTAGTTGATGCAGTAATTGTTTTCATACCTGTTGTTGACTCTGATTGATCTGACATGTTTATATATTATAATATAAAACTATTCTATGAGGGAAGTCTCCCTCCCTCATATATATAGTTCTAGATTAAGCGTTGTAAGTATCACATCTGATTGTAAGATCAACCATTTGTTTAGCATTTTCAACGAATGTCTTAACTCCAAACAATACTCCATTAAGGTAGTTTTTACCAAGTTGTAATTGTTTTTGAACTTCAACGATCTTAGGTTCTCTTTGGATAACCAATGTAGGATTTCCAATAACTCCGAAGAGGTTGTGTTGAAGTTGTGAAGCTGCTGTCCAAGTGTCAGTAGCATCAGTAAGAGTTTCAGAAACATCCAATACTCCAATACCTCTAGCTGTAACAGTAAGAGTATCAGCAGAAGCTGAGTTTACTGCAGTGATAGTGTTTTGGAATGTTCTCAAAGCTGTTCCAGTTAAAGCAACTCCAGTTGAAGTTGTTGTTCCAGGAGCGTTAAGAAGAGTAGCAAATGAAGCTCTAGTAGCATCAACGTTAGCACCAATCAATACATTACCTGCAGTAGTTCCAATAGATGAAACAAATGTGAATACTTGTCCTGCAATAGTTACTGTATCGTTAGCTGTAGGTTGTGTAGCCAATGAAAGAACTGCTGTAGAAGTCAATTGATTAGATACGTGGAATTTGATTCCCATGTACATACCAATATATCCGTTTTCTCCTACCTTGTCTCCAAGAACTGTTTCTCTAGCTTCAACATATTGTGTTACAACATCTTCGAATTCAGGAGAGATAACTCCATAAAGATTGTTTGAAGTAACATTCAATTTCTTAAGAGCTTTTTTAACTCCAGAAAGTGATCCAATAAGGTTAGTAGTAGCAAGAGTTCCTCCTGTTACTGTAGAAGTAGCATTCAAAGCTTCAGCCAATACATAACTATCTACCATGTTTGAAAGAGTTTCTCCAGAATCTTTACCGTAATTCATAGCCAAATCATAAGCTGATTGGATATCGTCAAATTCGTGAATTTCGTAAGCTATTCCGAACTGTTTGTCTACTGAAAGGTATTCAATAGTATCAGTCAAAGCATCAATAGTCATATCATTACCTCTAGTAATGATCTGAGCTGAAAGAGCTCCTCTGTAAGGCTTGTTGAATACATCACCTGATTTAAGTTGTGAAATAGGTGACGTGTCAGCGATTTTTCTTGCTACGTTTGTTTTGTAGAATACCATTTGTTGCTCTTTAGACCAAACGTCTACGAAGTCTGCTGTAAAAGTGTTTGCCATTTGTTTATAAATATAGAATATAAAAGATTATAGGCTTCTAGATGAACTAGAAGAGAACATCCCTTTATTTCCGATACCTTTTTCAGCTTTGAATTTCTCCCATTGTTCTGGTGTCATATTCTTAATATCAAGCACTTTGTCTTGTTCTTTAGATGATGAACCTACAATAGATCTTTCCTTAGCTTTCTTAAGTTTATCAGATGAAAGGAAGTTATACTTGACGATAATATCTTCAAGTGCTGAGTTGTCTGTCTTAGCTAACGCTTTGATAGCTTCCTCATGTTGCTTCAATGATGGATTTGATTCAAAGATTCTAGTTAGTTCAACTTGATCGTTCTGTTGTCTTCTAATAGCCTCAATTTCTTCTTGCATCTTATCTTTAGTGATAAGCCCAGCCTCTTTAATGTAGCTGTCCAAGAAGTCTTTTGCTGCTTTAACATCATCTGGATCTTCGTTTCTACCTTTCATAGTCTCGATCTCTTTCCTCATGTTAGCGATTTCCTGAGTTTTTTTAGTGTAGTCAGATTGTCTTAGATACCCTTTTTTAAGTTCTTCGATGTCAATCTGTTCTCAGTTAATTTCTACGGTTTTTGGTTGTTCTAAATTTGAATCTCCTTGTAGGAGTTGTTCATTAGAGTCCATGTGTTTAATTTAAGAAGATAAATCAATGTTCGCTGACAAGATATTCTCTAGGAAAGCAAGGAATCTCTTAGCAAGATTCAGCTCTGCTTGTACCGCCTTAATATCTTCGCTCTTCATTGTGCGGAGTCTTTCTTGTGAAGCTTCTACCTCTCTTCTCCAATACTCTACGATCTCTTTATATCATGGAGTAAGGGATATGGAATCAATAGCTGATTTCTGTTGAACAAAGTAATCCCAAGCCTCATTCTTATCTGCCACATAGGCTTTCTTGGAGTTCTGCTCATCAAAGTAATCTAGTATAGAAACCATGTACTATATATAAGATATAAATACCTACATTCATGTGGTCATACCACCTTTAGCTACTGCTTCAGTTAACGCACTTGGTCAACTAGGAGTCATTTCTGGAGCTTGCAGTGGATTACCTCCTTGTTGCATCCCTCCCATTATCTGTTGCATAGCCATAGCACTTTGTTGATCCTCTATATAGTTCTCTTTATCCTCAAATGTTGACATAACGTTTGTAAAGAGTTTAGATAGATCAACTGGTACACCTGCTTGTTTAGCACCTAATCAGAGATTGTATTTAGCTATAGCATCTTCTCTTCTATCCTCTATAGTATCATAAGAGCTTGATCATATCTCTACTCTTATCTCGTATTTTTGGATAGCGTTTGCTAATAGCTCTTTGTTTATCTCCCAGAAACCTTGATCCCCATTCTTTTTGATTACTATATTCTCGTCCATATTCTCGAATGTCTCATTCAAGAGTTTGTAACAGATATTCTGTAATCCTTGCTCAAAGTGTTTTCTTATCTCGTCTATTACTACATTACTTTCAAAGAATTTTATTCTTGCTCCAGTAGCTGTATTAGTCAACGCTTGTTGGTTCTTTGGGTTACTTGTATCTACTGTAAACGTTACTGCCTGTATCTGTCTCTCAAAGTCGTTCTGTTCTTGGAAGTAATCAGGTTGTAATGTTCTCATAGGCAACTCCCAGAAGTTAGCATCTACTACAGTCTTATCTTTAGTAGTAGGGATTATCCCACCTGGTCTGCTTATTAGATCTCTTGGGTTTATACCGCTGTTTGGATTCCATACAAAGCTTCTATTGAGTGCTTGGTTCATATATTCACTTGCACTGTTTTTCTTGAAGTTTAGCTCTCTTTGGAGTCCTATCATAGGCTCAACAAATCCCCATGATAACATTGTCTCTGTATCCTCAAAACATCTAATCAATTCAAATGGGTTCTGAGATATTTCTTCAAAGCAGATACAAATAATATCGTTTACTGTTGATACTTTATACATCTTCTCGTCTTCTCCATCTTTAGCGTATAACCCATAGAATGTCTTTACTGTGAGAGCGTTCTTGTCTATCCCTTCAGTAACTGTTGAGCAATCTATCCCACTAATAACCATCAATTGTTTTCTATATCCATCTGGATCAGATTGGAATGATTTTATGTCTGGTATTAGCTCAACTTTATCTAGGTTTATGTATTTATCTTTATTTCTTTTGAGTTCTGCTAGTCTTATTCCGTTAGTGTATTCTATTACACCAGGACATTCGTTAAATACCTTATATCTAGGATCGTAATAGATATCACTCCAGCTCTTTGTCTCTATGGTAGGATATTCTCACCATACATATTCCTGTACTTCTTTGTTTTTCTTCTCTACTTGTTCCTCTCAATTCTCATCCATATACACCTCTTCTTTATCTGTAGGCTTGATTGATCTAGCTATTTCATATCTGAATCTCACCTTTGCAAACGAGTTTCCATAGATAATCATATTCTTTGCCCATAGTCTTACAGGTTCTATAAGGTTATATTTATCGAATATATGAGTCAAATAATCCTGGACTGCTACTGTGTATAGATTCAATTCATCCATTCTCTTCATCTGTTCTTCTGGTGTATCGAGTCTAGTAGTTTCATTTAATACATCAGGTTTATTTGATACTATGAACTTTGGTACTTTACTCATTATTCTAGGTGTGATCTTATTCACCACCTCATGAGCTTTATTTACTTTGAAATCAGATTTCCATTCAGCCATTTTAGGTGAAGTGAATGTAGAATACTCCTTATATACCTCAAGAAGTCTATTATTATAGTCTTTCAACAGCTGTTTGTACATATCAAAAGTGTTTGATATATATTTTATCACTGCTTGTTGTTCTATATCTGATACTCTGATCTTCACACTCATGGTTGATTGTTTTGAATTAAAACAGGACTTCAGTTCTGATCGTATTGTATAGAGATCTGTCAGCTAAACGATTTTGTGTTAGGACTTATCTCGTACATACTATATGCCATCTGTAAGGCATCTATTACATCATCATGTCTACCTCTAGGGAATCTAAGTAATTCATGCTCCAACTCTTCCATATTGTTTCTATGCCATATATGTCCGTTTCTATAGAGTGGGATAAGTTTCCTTAGTTTTGACTCCTTATCGCCTGTTTGTCTTATTTCCTCTATATTAGCATACATACCTTGTCTCTGCATCTCTGCTTTGAGATTGAAACCTATTATTGTCTGAGCTTGGAACGCTTCTATACCTATCTTCTCTGGACGTCGTTTCCTATGATGATATATTATCTTGTCCTGGAGTTCTGCTGGGTTATATCTTCCAACTGAGTATTCCAATATATATAGTTCCATATCTTTAACCATTACCGTCATTATACAGCTATTATCTGCTGACTGTGCCTTGCTAAATGCTGGGTCTACAGTAGTAAATATCCTTCATCATTTAGGGTCTTCTGTATAGTATCTGAACCGTTCTTGATGAAACTCTTGTGTCTCTGAGTTTACTGGCTCTTGTAGGTACTGGGTAGAGAATGTTACTGGTTTCTCTCTTTGTAGTTGTTTAAGTATTGATAGTGGGAATCTCTGCTCAAAGAAGCTTTTACCATCTTGTATAGCAGGGATTATTAGCTTCTCCCGTTTCTCACCAAGTCATTGTTTCTCTAGCTCTAATAAGTATCAGCATAGATCGTTATCATGCAATCTCTGCATTATTATTATTATAGCTCCATCAACTTTACTATTTAACCTTGATTTAAGTGTATCTTGATAGTTGTTGTTCACCTTTCTAAGTATTAGATCACTATTAGCTTCCTCTGGGTTGATAGGATCATCAATAATAAGTATATCACAACCTTTTCCAGTAATAGAACCTTGGGATCATGATGCGTAGTATTGACCTTCCTCTTGTGTCATCCAGTATTGCTTTGTGTTCTGATCTTCTTTTAGTGCTGGTCTTCTAGGGAACATCATTCAATACGTAGTCGATTGATACATATCTCTAGCTCATCCACTATTATCCTCAGCAAGTGATGCTGAATAACTAATCTCCATAAACTTCAAGTTAGGCTCGTGTCATAAACACCAAACAGGGAACGCTTTACTTACTATCTCTGTCTTTAACGATCTAGGAGGTATATTTATCATGAGCCTTTTTACTTCTCATGTATACACTCTTTCTAATTGCTCACATATTGCTTTAATATGCCAGTTCTCATCTAGAGTGATTTTCTTCTCCTTCAATCGGTAGTATTTTATGAACTCATAGAGCGACATGCGTTGTTTTTCGTGTCTTTCCTCTAATTCACGCCTAAGCTTCTCAGCTATCAGTTCCTTGGCGAGAGTGGATGTCATCCGTGTTCTCTTTTACAATATAAAGATTTTTTTTACTTTGCAAGCCTATTTACCTTTTTTCTTTCCTTTACATGCCATTAGAATATTAGGTTAAGGATAAAAACAAATACGAATACACCTAGTGCACCCAATACTATTTCCATTATTTCTTTATTTTAGAAGATAAATACGCTGCTCATGCTTTCATCTTTTCACTTCCTATCTTACCAAGACTCTTTTCTGCTGCATTTCCTAGTTTCATTAAGAACGTAGGATTGTTTGCTAATGTCGCTGCTGCTGTTCATGCTATAGAATATGTTGCTATCTTTCCTAATCATGCTAGTAGATTACCTTGTTTTATATCTTCAAATCAAGCTACTCACCCTATTCATGCTCAAACAGATCCTCATACAAGTTGTCTACCTAATATCTTCCTTATTGATTCATCTTTAAGTATAGCCTCAACCGTTTTCTGTTTC